GCTGATGGTAAGTTAGCACTAAAACGAGACGAGTTAATTGCGCAAAACAGTCCGTTGATAAGGTCTTTAATCTCAAGATTTGCAACAGTAAACTCTACAATAAATTGTCCTGTTGTGTCTTTAAGACGAAAACCTGTATCAGTAAGCTCAAAAGTATCATTGTCGTTAAGGATAGCACCACCTGCCTTCACTCGCAGGTTTGTGATAAGTTCATCTGCACGCAATCTTGAGCCTTCAAGTGTACCATCTGTCTTAACGTCACCAGTAGTACGCACGGCATACGGGGTATCTGGGTCCGCATCGTCATATTCAAACGGCCCAAAACTCGCTATGGATATTTCTCTTATTGCCATGACTATTTCACTGGGTGAAATTGTTAGATAATCCTAAAGTTTAACTCTCTTTCAAACTCATCGTCGTAGACATCATCGAACTCGTTCTCGACTCCTTCCACTCTATACTCTGCATCAGAAGGGGACATGAATTGCTCACCAATGTCGAACATCTGTATGGCGTAGGCGAAGCAGTCCATGACATCCCAGTACTGTGAGACAGGGAAGGAAAGAAGCTGTCCCTCCAACTTGGCAGACACTGATTGGTTATGGAAGATTTGTCCCATTCGATAGAAAGGTGCGAGACCACGGACTCGTGATACTTTACCCTTCTCGTCACGTCCGCCTTTTGCGTGGAGTTCCACCACTTCAACAAATACATTATTCTTCCTAAGATAGTTTACGAGGGGATAGGTAATGAACTCATTAAGGCCGGTCACTTCTACGCCCACATAGCGTGCACCGAGTCTACGGCACATTTGCGCTATCTCCTCGTAAGCTTGCTCGGGATGCAACTTGCCTGCTATGCAGTCACGAAAATAGAAACAGTGATTATACTTATCAAGACCTACGCCTACGATAGCAGTATCATCACTCGTGCTTCGAGTAGTCTTAGCAGGGTCATACAAAACAACATTGACAATACGGTTATCACGAGTAAGGTTAAGATCCTTCTCTTCATAGTACTTAAAGTACTCCTGCTTAAAGACTGCTGTTTCTTTGTTAATTGGCTTGTTTCGGAACTCTCGGAAGAATACGTCAATCTTTCCCTTACTCCGATAGTCCTCAGCGAGCAACTTACAGTCCTCGTCAGACATATAATTCGGAGCGTTGCTGACGTAATCATCATCGCACAACTCGAGAGTAATGCTGTACCATGATGGGTCTTTCAACAACTTCATAAGAAGGGACGCCTCGTGCAGAACTGTTCCGACGTAGATTATTTTAGTATTTTTATCTGATTGGTCGATTGCGCCCATAAGGTCGGAAAGGAACCAATCCCAGAGTTTTTCACGTTGTTCTACTGAGGATACAGATTCTGCATCTTCGAGGTCGTCCACAATAAAGAGGTCTGGCCGGTAATCCCCGAATAACAGACCACGAATCTGTTGCCCTGCACCACGGGGCATTACACAGATTTCTCTATCACCTACCTTAGCTACCCACTGTTCTTTGTTGAAGATGTCACTCTTACAATCGCCAAAGAAGTGCTTAACAAGCCTATTCTGAGTCAGCCCCCGCTTCAAGTTTTCTGACTGCATCTCCGCCAACGTACTTGTGCAGGACACAGGTACAATGTAACGGTGCGATTGGAACAGTATAGAGTGAAGGGAGTACATGTAGTTCATAAGGGAGGTCTTGCCAATACCACGAGGTGCGGCTATGGCAATCTTACGGTGACCGCTATCTGCGGCACGAAGAATCTCTTCATGTAACTTATCAAAAGGACGACGGAACCTTTCCCCCAAAAAGGTACGAGCAAAGAACTTCTTGTCCAGGTAAGAGTGGGTAAGAAGGTCTTGTCTTTCCGCAGGTGAAAGGCTACCGATATCCATATCAAGGAGCTACAATGGTGTTAATGAGGTCAGGAGATAGGCCAAGTTTGGCAATGAGCCAAGCAAAAAGTACAGTAATGAAACCACGTACAATGATAGCACCGTAACCTTCAATGTCCAGCACGTTGTTATCATTAGTGACAGTGGTAATAGAACCACCGTCTTTTGTAAAAGAACGGCGGAGACCGCCAAAGATGAGTTTTGTTGCAAGCTTAATCATGTGTTTACTCTAATGTAGTGTACCAGTTTGACGAGGGTGTAAATAAAAGAACTGAGACCAACAAAGAAACCAATAAGAAACTTCCAATTCCCAATAAGGTCAAGAATCGGTTTAATTTTGTCAATTTCACGGTTTTGTGCTTCCTGTGATTTGTAAAATTGTTCTTTGAGGTCTTTCAACTCTTCTTCTACGTGCTCGGCAAAAGCGTTGAATTTGTGAATAAGCCCTTGTTGGTCGAAATCACCAAGAAGCGCCGTTTTTATCTCGTTAAGTTCCGTTTTCATTTCTTCTTCTTTAGACGTGGACTTCCGAGTTCTCGTCTGTGGGGGCATTTCACACTCCTATTCGGGTTAACCACCCGCGGATAAAGGTTCTAAACTTACTGTCCCCCTCACACAGCTGTGCATAGTGTGCACCTTGATACACATTAAGCAACTTTAGTAGAACGGGATAGTCTTTTTTCGGCAAAAGGTGCATGGCTTGCAGTGTTTTTTGTCCAAAGTTACCATCTACCTTAAGATCCGACTCTTTAGGCCCTTTCCCAAGTACATTGAGAGACGCCTGTAGCCAACGAACGGCACGGGAAACTCCTGCGTTCACCGCACTGTCGAACAATTCAGCACAAATGTGCTCGCTTCCAACAGGAAATTCATCAAGTTGCATAGCATCCCAATAGTTTTTACGATAGATAGCCTCTACCGTAGCCATAGGGATGTCTTTCATAGAGCCTATATAGCCAAAGGCGACAGCTACACGCTTGGTGATACCATAGTTAGTCTCCCCACCTGGGTCGTTTGGATGGTTCACATATCCACCTTCATGTTTTAGTGTATGTGCTAAGGCTGTTTTAAAGAAACTCATTGCATTCTCCTGTTTAAAATGTATATGTCGGGGTTGGTGTCACCCTTCCCGTCCCGGTCGTGTAATCATTTACCCGTTTCTCTTATGCAACTCTAACGTCCTTGTCCTCTGTACTTATTGTTTTTACTGTTAGCAGAGGAACCAATGCTCGTTTTTTTATTCTTATGGCGGTCAGGATTATACTGACTTCCAACTTGTGCTTTTGCTGTTTTCTTGTTTGCCATATTAACAGTTCCAATCTTTACGTGCCCAGTAGTTTGCAGTCAACTTATTACCAGTTCCCTTAATACCGGAAGAGCGTGAACAGTAGTTCTTCTTTCTTTTAGGGTCTTCCTTGTGCATACCCAGCTTGGAATCTCCGAAGTGGATAAGCTTTTCTTTACCTCCCGCGCAAGCCTTGACCATTTTCCGCTTCCCTGCACGGTCTGACTTGACTGGGCTGTTACATTTCATCTTACTCTTGTCTGCCATTTTCGTTTCCTGCGTTAGCTGTGTACGCTTACCGGCACTATCAATCCTGGTAGGATACTTGCTTGTTAAGGGGTGAAGGTTCTTACGATTAGCTTACAGTTTCCACCGGATACCTGTATGACCACGGCCACAGGAATAGCGTGAGCAGGAGCGATGGGCATTGTGTCGGTTAGTTGACCAGGGACGCTTGGATGACACCAAAGAATCTCTCCGGCTGTCCATGTTTGTGCTACAGGTTTAACATTACCAAGCGCCACTCCATCGACGCGACCAAAAGCAGAGATGAGTCCAAGTTCTCCGGCTTCAATGTTTTCATAGGCAACACCGAGAAAAACGTAGCGAGGATACAAACCGGATGCGTTCATCGGAACAATGTTAAAGTGGTCACCCGTAGCAACACCTGCTGGGTCAAGCATGACAGGTTGACCTTTGTATATCGTTGTAGAGTGCAGATTGCGACAAAGAGGGTAGTGTAACTCTTGTCCAACTTGCAACTCGGTCGCAGGAGACGTACCAATTTTCATAGTGCGATTCGCACCGTCCCACGCCATCTCCGCAGTCGTCACCGTCTCTGCGGCTACTTCGTCAAAGCGCAGTTTATCTACGATGGGTTGGTCTGTCCAACCTGTGACGTAGTTACCGGAACCTGTTTTCTGCAAGATGTCGCCAACAGCACCGCCCGTAGGAATACCTGGCCCTGCCGGTCCTTGAGGCCCACCTACTACAATTTCTACGAACTCGATAGTGGTGTCTTTTACAACAACGACAGTGTCACTCATCTTGTTACCTCCGGAGAGAACTCGACAGAACCTTGCAGGATTCGTGTAACCACACCAAGAGGACTCTGAATCTCAAGGTCATAGACCCCAGTAACGCAACCACTGCTGACAGAAGCCGTCTCCGTAGCGGGAATGACAAGAATCACTTGACCGAGAGGGCCATTGATAGTTATTTTCCCGTTAGTGGTGTTGGCATCTATCAGTACAGTGTTGCTAGAGACCGTAGGACGTACTTGCAGACGAGCAGTATAACTGCTGATGTTGATAGGAGTGCCTCCGGTGTCTTTATACTCAAAGACCCTCATGAAGGTTGCGCCTTTTTCAATGTAGAAGTTATACGTTCCAGCTGGCATTAGCGTGTTCCTACAATTTTACTCGGTGAAATTGTCTTGTCCCTCAACGACAAGTTTTTTATTGTTATGATTGTCGATGGCAACCTCGTACAATTGCCGAAGAACTTGTGCAGAACGCTCCCAAGAGTAGGCATGGCAAAGAGCAAGACCTTTCTGTCTGCGCTCTTGTACTTCATCGAGAGAAAGCGACGCTACCTTGTCGAGTGCTTCACTGATGGTGTCAGCGGAAGTGCCGCAGTTAATGGCAACATCCTCAGAAAGAAACTCACCCATGCCTCCCTTGAACGAGGACAAGAGAAGACATTGGGTGGCAAGTGCCTCAAGGCAAACTATGCCGAAAGGCTCATGATGACTTGGAACAATAAGAGCGTCAAGAGCACGGAGCGTATTGACTTTTTCTTCTCCGTAGACGGGCCCAAGGTAGTAGGCGTTGTCGTGTGAGGCAACGTAGTCTTGCATCATACGAAAGAACATGGGGTCTCCGCCACGATCACTACCCATGAAGTACATATCTACATTCCACGGCATAATTGCGTCGAGGATGCCTTCAATGTTCTTCATCTCGGCATACCGACCAATATAGCCTACCTTAACTGCGTCTGGACGACCAGGAAGGTCTATTTGTCTGTAAGCAGTACCATTCCACTCTGCCATGCTAATGCCGTTGGGCATGTAGTAACTGGCACTTGGGTTAAGGATGCCGTACTTCTGCAGATACTCATTACTTACGTGGATTGCCACGTCTGCAACCTGCATAGCCTGCATCTCTATCGCCATTGCCTGTTGATAGATAGAGTCAACTTGGTTCTTGTAAAACTGACTAATAAGCGAAGAGAAGGACAACTGCATCGTGTAGACAAACGGTCTGTTCAGTGCAGTCGCAAGACGCATACCTGCAAGAGCAGTAGACCAGTCAAAGGAATGCACTACGTCTGGCATCTCGCCCTGCAGTAGCACATTCCGAATAACCGATTCCATGATGTTAGTCTGTTCCTCAATCTGCCTTTGTACAGTATTCAGACCTACGATGGGAGACGTGCTGTAGTATGGATGCAAACGATAGTTTACTCCACCCGTATAGTCACGATCTGCGGCAAGGACTTCAAACGAGTAGTCCGGCATTTCTGCCATGAGACCACGTGCTTGTACGCCCATACCACCCATCGGGTTGTGCAGACTGTCAGGAAGAATGAGGAGGACTTTCATTGCTTACTTGTAGATTGGAAGAGCGATAAAGTAAACCCCGGACGTCCAAGAAACACCAGTAGTCGCTCCGTTCTTTTTGAATTTGAAAACAAGAGTATCTGCTTCTCTGTCAAAATGAAGAGAAACAAGGGCACTGTTTACACCAGTAAAAGATGTACTAATCACAAAAGGGGAGTTTCCCATGTAGGCAGGAAATATTACAGAGTCAGGATTGGTACTTGCAAGGTTTTCTGCAATTGCGTCTGCGTAAACAAGATTAACAAACTTACTATTTGGGCTTGTGATTGATGTGCCGGATATAGATGAAAATCTACATTTTCTGTAATCGTCAAAAATTAACTGTGGAAACTCTTGTCGTAACCCACTCATAGTAAACGCTACTTTAGTATCTAATGGAGTAGTACCAACACCACCAAAAATAAAACTCATCACTAAGGCTTCTACGTTGTCAAGACTAAACCCTGTTGGGACTGTCTTTGTGTAAATGTCACTTGCCCCATTTGGGACAGTCAAGCCCTCATTTGGAAGAAAAAGAATTTCTTTTAGGTGCGACATACCAAAAGAGTATGTCGGGCTTACGGAAGTTGTATCAAGAAAAAGCTTATCGCCTTTTTCAGCAACAGTTTCTTCAAAAGAAGAAGCACCACGAGACTCTGTAACGCCATAAGGGTTAGAAGAGTCGAAAGATTGTTTAATGTTTTTAGGATATCCCATTGTTGTACAGAGTTAAAAGGTTACGCGCGAAGATAAATCACATTAAAGAAGCGTCCTGCAGTGAAACTTACACCGCTAGTACTGCCTGTTTTCTTAAAAGTAAAAACAAGAGTGTGTTCTTCTTTGTTGAAATAAGCAGAAAGTAGTGCACTTTTTCCTTCTTCTCCTGCACCTATAGCAGCAATACTGTTTTCATAAGATGGAAGCATTACAGTATTAGCGTCAATCAAACTTTGATAAGAAGCATTTACTGCAAACTTTACAACAGGAACAGGAACATTAAAAGCGGAGGAAGTAAAAGCAAAACTTGCAACAGTTTTTCTGTAGTCTTCAAAAACAACAAGCCTTCCCCCTGCGGCAGAGAGGTTTGAAAGTGTAAATAAATTAAGCGTTTCTGTAAAATTAAACTCCATTTGAACAGGAGGGCTTGGCAGGAACGCATTAACAAAGATACCAAAAACGTTGCTTAGGTCAACATCAGAAGGAAGCTCTACTGTTTTCGTATAGACATCAGCAGCACCGTTCGGTATAGCATTACCTTCTACGAAAATCCTGTCAACGTAATCGACAACACGGTCTGCACCACCGCGCTCAAGTTGAGAAAAAGGAGCTAAAGTTGCTAAAGCTCCATTTGTTTTTGCAGTACGCATCAAAGAAGCAGACAGATTACTGTCTAATTCTTCTGTAAAAGGCACAGGATTTTTAGCTTCTACTGGACCGTAGTTGGCTAAAAAGTCTGTAGTTTCTTTAATGTTTTTTGGATATGCCATTGTGATTATAGAGGTTAAGAATCAACGGTTACAAAATCAGCATCACGCACAAGGCCAGACATACGTCCAACCTCGAGTGCACGTTTCTTCACCTCGTCAAGCTCACTCTGGGTAATGGTCTGACGGGTCTCGAGTCGACGTACAGGGCTGTGTCCTGCACGGTCGAGTAGGTCTACAGCAATGTCCTTGCGGACGTTGTCCCGTGTAGAAGGACTCATGAGAAGCTCTCCCATGACTTCGATAGCCTCAGCGGCTAACTCTTGGATGCGTGCTCCGATGTCGATAGCTTGCACGTCCCGTGCCGCTCTCATGTTCTCCAGTTGTTGCCGTGCAACACCGGACGCCAACGTATTAGCTACGGTCATCTCGGTGCATCCTACGACTTTAGCAATCTCTTTCTGTTTCATGCCAGTGACTGCCAGTCGGATAATCTCCTTATTGAGGTCTCGGAGTTTTTTCAACTCGAACGTCCTCTCTGAGGTCTTAATCTTCCCTTGCTTACGCTCGGCCATGAGTTCGACGTACTCCAGCATAGCCATACGGCCTTCTTCCGACATACCCGTGAGGTCTATATCGTCGGAGACAGGGGCGCCCATACTATCGAGGTTGTCAAGAGACATAGGAAAGAGTCAATACAAGAAAAGATGTTTTCAGATAAATGTATCTAATGGAAAGGTAGTGCATTGCAAAGCAAGGCGCAAGCGATTATTTACTTTTTTACAGGCGTGCATGGCGGGCTATGCCCCGGACTATTTCATCGAGTGAAAATGTGCATCTGAAAGATGCAATATCGCATCTATTCAGAAAATTTGCACGCAATCTGTGAAGAGGATGTATTATAGTCCCGCGCGCGCGATTCCCCAAAGGGCGGGGGGATTGGATGCGGGGCGAAGTAGCGGGGCGCATCGAAAGTAGCGGGGCGGTTCGTCAGTAGTGAAGGGGCGCATAAGTATAAAAAAAAGGGGCGGTTAAGCCCCTCTTCCTTGTTACTCCTCATCAAGGTAATGTTTCAGAGCATCCGGTATATCGAAACCTTTAGCCCTTAGCATCTTCGCAAGCTTGCGATTCTCAGCATCTTCTTTCGATACTGTTGCACCGTATGAAGTAGCGTAAGCCTTCACGTTCAGTACGGCATCCGATTTCAAAGTATCGGGTAGAGTAGGTTCTACTCCGTTTTCTTTCGCTACTTCAACCGCCTTGCGTACTTGCGATTGGGTGTAGCGTGTTCCGATGTGAGACGCTACTACTCCTATCAAATCTTCTACGGTGCAATCCGTGAAGTCTAACGTATATTCTACTCCTTTAAAAGGAGCGCAGTCTACTTTTATTTTCTTTAGCATACTTACCTTATTTGTTTTAGAACTCACTACCTCTTTGGTAGCTTGAAATCAAGATATGCTATTCTCCGATTAGATGCAACTTTTTTTTCTCTTTTTTCTAAAAATATTTTCCGCTACTTGGATCGGATCGGATAGCATCAGGGGAGGGGAAGATAGCAGAGAATAGCGCCGCTACGCTGGCAATAGCGCTACGCCTGCGGATATATATAAAATGCCTCGCACCATAGTAGTCCCGCACAAATAGTAGCCTCGCACCAAGAGAAGTAGCACGCTTACCGGCATACTCAAGCCGGATAGGATACATCTGCGCACAACAAACTATCAAAGCCGGAAACGCTGTGCTTTTCACTCGGTGAAATCAACTGTTGGCGATGCCAATCTACAAAAAGTGTCAGAGAAATCAGAGTGTCAGAAATGTATAATATCCCCCTCTCTCTCATTCGCTATCTGTACTATTGACTGTCTATCTCTATCCGTCTCTCTCTTTCTCTCTTATTGTATTATAATAAAAAAAAAAAAAAAAGAAGTAATAAGAATAGAAAGAAACAGAAAGAGAGATAGAAACACAGAGACTACGAAGCAGTCGGATAGACATAGCCTTGCGAAGAGAGAGCAGGGGTGTATACATTTCTGACATCCTGACACTTCTGATGCTTCGCATCCTTTTATAGGGCGATGCCGTGCCTCGCTCGATATAAAGTAGAGAAAAATAATTCTAAAAACAATTTGCATCGCTCGCATAAATATGCTATATTGCATTTATCCGAAATAGGATACGTTACTAACCACTTCTAACCATATAGATACACCATGCTTCACTTAGAACATCCTCGCCTCTTAACACATCCGACTCTCCTTGAGTGCTACGACATCATCGAGAGTGAGGGCACTTACAAGGTAGTCCTTGAGCGTCGTTACAACCAAGAGACTGGTCTCTTCGACATCATCGAGGTAGATACTACTCTACACCTGTCTGACGACCAACAATACTCCGATGCAGTAGCGCAGATGGTTGCCTACTATAGCCGTGCGGCAGCACTGGACTTCACGATGCCGGGTTTCATCTTCGCTCTTACAGACCGTGAGTGGCATTCTCGTGGTTCGCAAGAAGTAATTGTCGACGAACGCTTCTCAGCCTAATCAACACGGGCAGGCTACTAATCATAGTCTGCCCACTCTTATCACTCCTAATCAACTCTGCTATGACTACAAAGTATGCTATGCCTTACGAGGACAAAAGACAACAAGTCGAGTCTGACCACATCGGTCGGAAGTTTCGTGGTATGCCCAAAACTGACTCAGCGCTTCCTATCGGACTCTATTGGAGAGTAACCTACGGACATTCCTCTGTCTACTACAGACTCGCTACTGGGTCTCCCGCAGTGCTTACAACCACTGATGAAGTCACCGGAAAAGTATCAATCCATCACCTCAACTAATCAACAACATGGCAACTCTTGAATCACACCGACCACTGCGTGCTATCGCTCGCGACATCATGCTGAATTGGAAAAACGTCAACTACGGTGCAAAACCGTACTTGCTCGCCATGACTCAGCTCGACCATATCACTGACCGCTACGGTCTTGAGTCCGCAGACTCTATTATCCTGTACTTCCTCAGCAATGCCACTACATGGCGAGGAGAGCACGCACGTGCTATCAAAGCAGAACTTAACCAAATGGTCAAGGACTATAACAAGTACCGCACTGTCTAACTAACCAACAACGGGACGCCTACCTTCGGGTAGGTGCTCCCTCTACATAGGAGTACAATACCATGCCACGCTACTACACCAATCTCGACCACTCAAAACCCACTTGGGAATGTGAATGCTGTGAAGAAAAGTTCTATGCAACTGACCCAGTTGTAACTCGGCTCACTCACTACAATGACATCACCAAACAGGAAGAAGTCCTGTACGCAGACAGGAAGTTCTGTCGTACCTGCGCAGACTACATCAATCAAGGATTGTACGAGCGCCATAAGAAACTGTTGAAACAACACCGTCTCGACAATGAAGGCGGACAACTTGCACTCTTTTCATAAGGATACTACATCATGGCACTTCAGTTAGAAGTTCTTCGCAACGACGGAACATTGTTCCCCTACGGTAAGTTTCTTGTCGAGTTAGCAGAGCGTATTGCATACGGTACAGGTGCTTCCTTACAAGAAGCAGAGAAAATGTCAAACACAGTGGC